CTTGGATCCAAGGCTGGTACTGTGCTACTGGCACCCGCAGTAGAAGAGGGAGCCAAGCGGTTACATTGGGCTGTAACACCATTGATAGTGGGCTATGAATGGAATAGATGTGGTTTTGCAAGAAATTATGCTCCAACAGCGGCAATGCATGTGGTGTCACGTGTTTTGCCAACGTCGCTAGGGATAGCCACGCATATGGCATGGAATGCGTATGCAGAGGGAGTAATTCCAAAGTTCACCAGTGGGGGCCCCACCACTAAATCTCTTGAAGACGTTAATCAGGGATGCAGTGGGACGGGTGTCTTTCCGGGTTCAATTACTGTGGAAAACATCTGCGTATCTAAGAAGTTGGATAAGGTTGACATTCAACAGAGACCTTTTATCAAGGTAACGCGCGGAGAATGGAAATGCAAAAACGGGCACGGATGCACCTTGGCAGGGATTGGACTCATGTGTGAGAGTCCTCTTGTTGTCAGATCCTGTTCATGTAACGAATTGTTAGCGATACAAGGACGGGTGACCCGACGGGTTAATTGGAGTATTTACGGTACTAACGATTATGCTGAAGCCAAACTGGAATGGGAAACGGACTCATTGGATTGGCTAGTTAACGGACTATTAGGGGTTCGGGAAGGCATGAGGCTAGAAGACATCGTGAAGTGCTCTGATAATGATTGGCTAAAACGATACAACTTGAGCATGAGGGAACAGATACTCAGGGAACGCTCAAAAGTACTGGATGGTGGATACGATTACCATAACCTAGGATACCAATCATTCGTCAAGGTCGAAACACAAATGGGTTCAGATCTGTTCACTGCTGGGTCTAAATACATCATTCCTAGACTGATTCAGGGGAGAACATACGGGATTAGAATGTTGATGGGAACCTGGTTCCACAGTTTGTCAAAAAGGCTTATCGAACAATATGGCGTTCACAGGGCGATAGAGCGAGACTTAAACGTGACCTACTCTGGTGGTTCGTGTGCTGAGGACTTGGGAAGTTGGTATTCTAACTCGGTGAACCGATTAGTTGAACGTGGTGTACCGTTGGAAAAGGTAAGAGCTTATTCCATAGATGTGAGAAAGTGGGACGCTAGCGTGTCCACCCAGGCATTACTATCTCTTAACAAGTCGTATGACAAGTTGGGAGTACCAAGCAAGATAAAACCTATCTTGGAAGACCGGTTACGTAAGCATGGGACCACTAGGTCTGGCCACAAGTATGTAGTGAATGGTACCGTTGGAAGTGGGGATGCTGATACATCCTCCGGGAATTCAATGTTACACATGCATGTGTCCAGAGCCTGCATCGAAGGAAAGAGAGCATATTCCTTAGTACACGGGGATGACAACATAATCATAGGTTCTAAGGATGACCTAGATTGTAAGGAGATAATATCAACTTACGAAAGATTTGGGTTTGAAGCCGTTGTTGATCAGTCACATTGGAGATACGGTACGTTTTGTTCTGGATATTTTTACAGGACGAATG